TCCCGCAATTTGGACGTGTTGCTCAATATCAAAAGTTATTGAACTAGCCATTTTTTTGAAATGACTTCGGCAAACATTTTACCGTTCATAAATAAAAGTCTCATCATTTTATCACGAGCCCACGTGTTATCATAAAGACAATCATCCAAAATAACAAAGGTTCTCGGATCAATTGTACTGCGTTTAAATGTTTCCATTTCTTTTCGTATTTGTTTTAATACGCCTCTTTGACGCTTTAATATATTTTCAATAATTGCCGTATTATATTCATTATGTATAAATAATTTTGGAACCATTTTTCCATAAAAACCATTACCTTCTTCTGTTCCCGAAATTACTGTTCCAATAGGTATATCTTGATGATAATATAATACATCTCTTACTAAATAAGATTTACCAGTATCACGCCTACCAATTAATACAACAACTGGTCCCTTGGATTCATTAGGCTTAAAACTAATATTTTTCATATCAAAACGTTTTAATTCTAAATTCATATAATATATTACACATATTTATTTAATAATATTTTACGAATGTCAATAATATTTTTATAAACATTAAGGATTATAAAAATAATAAGTTAAATATAACTTTTATTAATATTTTTATTAGCTAATGACAATTTCTGTAAATTATCAAAAAAGAAAGAATATTAACTTATTTAATAAGTTTCAAACTAACAAACATATTAACTTAAGCAATGTTCAAAATTATATTCCTATATATGATAAATTTTTTTTATTGAATAATACAAATTGGAATTCAATTAATTTAAATAATCAATGGTCAATATTTGATATAAAAGAAACTAAAAATAAAGACTATTACAATGAACATGTATTTAATTGTAAACTTAAAAATATTTCAGATATAAATGGAGAAGATATTGATAATACACAACAAGTATTTATAAAAATGGCACCATTATTAGATCCATTTAAATACTTAGTTGGAAAATATAATTACAATGACCCTAATTTATTTAACCTACCATTATTTAATAATTCAACAAAAGTTCATCCAAAAATTTCTGATCCAAATAATTCTTCATTTATTGATGGATTTTTTTCATTTTTGACAAGTAAAGTTCTTTATGAACATAAATTTATACATGGTCTTGATTATTATGGTTCATTTTTAGCAATTAAAAATAACTATAAAATTAATGTTATTGATGATCTTGATTATTTAATTCAATCTGACTTTTTTATAAAACAAAATGGAAAATTATTTAATGTTGAAGATTATTCACATTTAGTTTGTAATGATGAAATAAAACAATTGCAACCATTAAATATTTCTACAAGTTTGAAATCAAATATATCTGTTAAATCTATTGATGATAATATATTTGAAAATATATTTGAAAATGAACAATTATTATCTTTAAATGATATTAAAAATATTGGGGTAGATCTAATAGATATTACCAATTCTTCTTGTTTTGATGTTACAAATCAACATAAATCCGAAAGTTTAAAATCTGGGTCAACGTGTTCATCAAGAACATCACATACGCAAGACGATGAAAATGAAAATGAAGACGATGAAAATGAAGATTTTGAAAAATATAACAATTCAAGTTCAGAAAGCTTACAAGATTTAATTAAAGATACAGAATATTCAGATAATGATAAAATATCAGATTTTAATTCAGATACATGTTCTGATTCGGATTCTTCAACAATTGAAGAAGAAACTATTTTTTTAACAATTCCAAAATTTCCTGTTCAAGTTATTTGTATGGAGAAATGTGAAAATACATTTGACGATTTAATAATTAACAATAAATTGACAAATGATGAATTATTTTCAGCATTGATGCAAATTATTATGATATTAATTACTTACCAAAAAATGTTTGCTTTCACTCATAATGATTTACACACTAACAATATAATGTATATTTCAACTAATAAAAAATTCATTTATTATACTTATAATAAAATAAATTATAAAGTACCCACATTTGGAAAAATATATAAATTAATAGATTTTGGACGTGCTATATATAAATTTAATGGAAAAATATTTTGCAGTGATAGCTTTAAAGTTGGTGGTGACGCGGCAACTCAATATAATACTGAACCTTATTTTAACGATAAAAAACCACGACTTGAACCCAATTTTAGTTTTGATTTATGTAGGTTAGCTTGTTCTATTTTTGACTATGTTGTTGACGATTTTACAATGATAAAAAATATAGATAATTGTACACCATTTGTTAAGCTTATTATTGAGTGGTGTATTGATGATAATGGTATGAATATATTATATAAAAATAATGGAGATGAACGTTATCCTGATTTTAAATTATATAAAATGATTACGCGCTGCGTTCATAATCATACCCCTCAATCTCAATTGGAACGCAATGAATTTAGTAAATATTTTATTTTACATAAAAATATTCCAAAAAGTGAAACTATAATAAATATTGATGATTTTCCATCCTATTGTTAGTTTATCTATAATTAAAATACAATTGTTTTAATAATATTATTATATATAATTATAATAAGATTATGTCAAACTATGGATTTATAATTACGAGACATGTTAATTCACAAATTACAAACAAATATTGGAATCAATCTGTAAAACTTATTAGAAGTATTTATCCTTTAAGACAAATTGTTATTATTGATGATAATAGTAATCAAGAGTTTGTTAAATCTGATTTTGATTATAAAAACATAACAATTATCCAATCTGAATTTCCACAAAGAGGAGAACTTTTACCATATTATTATTATTTAAAATATAAGTGGTTTCCAAATGCTGTTATTATACATGATAGTCTATTTATACATAAAAAGATATTATTTGATAAATTTTCACTTCCCGTATTACCATTATGGCATCATAATTACGACAAAGAAAATATACATAATATTTTACGCATCACATCAGGTTTAAAAAATAATAGTTTGTTGATTAAAAAAATATACAAAAAAGAAGAAACAGTTATAAACTTTGGTTTTTCCAATGATAAATTTAATTTATGTTTTGGTGGTCAATGTTATATAAAATTGGATTTTTTAGAAAAAATAGAACTTAAATATGGAATAAGTAATTTAGTAAACTTTATACATAATAGAACTGATCGATGTTCGTTAGAAAGAATTTTAGGTTTATTGTTTTGTCAAGAATATCCTAGATTACTTAAAATACATTCGTTATTTGGTGATATAATGAAATCTCCAAGAGCATTTAATTATAACTACAATGATTATGAAAATGATATAAAACAACGAAAAATTATATGTCCGTTTGTGAAAGTATGGACTGGTCGTTGAAGTTAAATGTTTTAATTAAAATGGAGCATTGTCTGTAAATGCTAATGGAGTTGTGTTTATATCAATTTCATTTATTACTGGTTTTAATTGATCTATAACAAACCAACCAAGCACAGAACTAATATAAACTAACAAAGAATCTCTAATTAAAATTTTAAGAGGCTTTGGTTCTTTGTCAACATATTGCATTTCTAAGAATTTTGCAATAAAATAAATTACAGATATTATTCCCGCTGCTAAAAATATATTGTCCATATTACTATATATTTTTAGATTTATTATAAAAAAACGCATTTTCAGAAAACTACGTTTTCCAAACCTTTCCTATATTATAATTTTTTATTTCATTTAATAATTCATAAGGTACTTGATTTCCATAAAATATTTTATAATCTTTTGTGCGACAAAAAGGACAAATAATAGGACAATCTTCTCCAGGAGTTCCTTCTGCTAAACCATTTTCATCCAATCTGTCAAAATATATAAATTCTTCAATAAATTCATCATCCGGTCTAAATTTATGATTTTGAAAACTCCAATAACAATCTTTACATATAATATTTTTACAAGTAAAACATTCAAATCTATCTTCGTAACAACGACAACAATTATTATCTTCAAAAGTGTCTGGAAGTAATTCTTTATTATCTTCTAAGAAATTATAAAATTCTTTTTGTGTAAGTTTAATAAACTTTTCATAACATATTTGGCATTTAATATTAGAAGTTATATTATCTAATTTTTCACTATTTTCCATATTACATTTAACAAGTTGTGTTTATTTAATTTTACTATAAAATACATATTAGTTAAACGGTCGGACAGGTTCACTATCATTTTATGCTAAAATTTCAATATCATCAAATAAAAGATCCGTATCCAATTTTATTTCTTGAGGAATAGGATTAATTATTTGTATATCTAAACTATCTAAAGAAACATCTTCATTGGAGATTTTCAATTTTTCTTCTTCTTCTTCCTCTTCAATTTTTCTTTGTATATTTCTTAATGTGCTTATTTCTTCCAGTCGCTCAATTGTTTTTGGGGCTTCAATAAGTTCTTCTTTACCATTTTTATTTATTGCCGAATCAACATCATTAAATTTCAAACTTACATTATTTTCTCCTTTTCCTTCAAAAATAGATTGTTTTACCGGTGTTACGGGTTTCTCAAACAATTGTTCTTTTACTTCCTCAATAACATCTTCTTCAACAGTTTCATCCATATACGCCTTTAATATACTTTCAAGTGGAATACTATCTCTTACCGCATTTAAAATACATTCTTGAATTATTAATTCCAATTCTCTGTTATTTTTTTGTATTTGAAGAGGTTGACATTTCAATTCAAACAAATAAACATTTTGATACAGTTTTCTTGCAACATTTATATAACATTTATGTATAAAATCATCTAATTTTGGAATATTTATATCGATTTTCTTTTGTTTTTTTCCAACCCGCATTGCTGTAAGTAATTTAAGTTGAATAATATGAATACATGTTACTAATTCTTCTAAATAAGAACATCCGCTTCTATCAATAATTCGCTTTTTTTCAGTTTCAATAATTGCGCTATTCCATTTAGGTATTCTTGTAATTAAATTTTGAAAAGTCATTAAATATTTCTCAGTTTCGTTATTATCAATACATAGTTTATATGATTCATCAAAAATAGATTTAAACCCTTCAATAATCAATGGTGTTAAAATGGTAAGTAAACGTGCTCCCCACTCATTTTTTGATTCATGCAACGAACTAACATTAAAGTCATCCATAATGTAAATATAATATTATATATTTTCATAATTTAAACTAATTTCAAATACTTAAATTATATAAATGTCATATTTTCTAAACACATTTTACTGTCAATGAATGTAAAATTAATTATAAACATCATTAATAATTTTTCATTTCTAAACTCTTTTTTAATTTTATTGAATGCTATTAATAATTCGCATCTTTTATTGTCATCTAAATCAAAATATCCATCTTCAATTAATCTTATTATATCTAAAGCATTATACGCTTTTTCATATAATTTTGTCACATATGTTTGTAATTTTTCAATAGTAATTGTTTCTTTTATAATTTTATTTATTTCTTTTTTTAACCATTCATCTCTTTGATTTTTTATGTCTGTTAGTTTAAATGTTTCTTCAATATTGTACTTATATAAATTTATTTGTTTACCATTATATTCTGGTTCTGATATATATATTTCACAAAATCGTGATAATATTGGTTTTAAAAGTTTATATTTATCTTCCACAATTATAAAAAAACGTGTATTATGGCTAAATAATTCAATACACCGTCTTAATGCTGATTGAGCATCCATTGTTAGTTTATCACCATTAAATAATACAATGCTTTTAAAAGTATTACCTTCGTTTGAATAAATATGTGTTTTGGCAAAGAATTTTAATTCTTCTCTTATAAACTTTATTCCTTTACCGTGAGCACAATTAACATACATAACAAAATTTTTTATTTTATCTCGATTTCCATCATAAATTAACGAAATAAACTCATTTACAATGGTGCTTTTTCCTGACCCACTTGGACCATTAAATATTATATTTGGTATTTTTTGATTTGAATGAAAATATTTTAATTTTTCTTTTATATTTTGATGAATTTCAAGTGCCATATTCAGTTAACTAATATTATTAGAGCGTTTTTATATTTAAATATTACGTATTATTATTTGTTTGTTAGTTTAAAAATATAATGATATCATTTTTGTATTATAATAATTTAAAGGTAAAAATTTTGTTATAAATATATGTCCGTATTTGATAAAGTTTATATCAATAATTTATTAAATGAAAAACAAATTAAATTACCAGATGATTTTTATAATTATTTAACTAACATATCAAAAAATAAATTAATATTTTATTTTTATAATGATTTTAATAATGATAAAAATTATGAAGAAAATATTAAAATACCAAAGTTTTATGATAATAATATTTATAAATATGATATTGATATTGAAAAAATACCTAATAATACACATAAGCAAGTATCAATACCATTAAATGTGACTAAATTATCTTATTATTTTCCTGAAGTTAAATATAGCGAAGATGATATAGAACATACAACAAATAACAATATTTGTATTAATGATGTTAGTAAATGGATGTTAGAAATTGCTGATGGAAATAAATATTATTTTCCTTATAACATTTATTTAGGCAATGGTCCTCATTATGGATCTATTTGGATAAATAATGATAATTCTTGTTATTCTGAATATCCAAATTTTTGTAAGGTTTTTACATCATTTAATAATTTTTTAAAAAGTGTTAATGAATATAAAATTTGTGATAATAGTGATAATAGTGATAATAGTGATAATTGCGATTATGTTTCTGGTTGTGATTGTGAAGAAGTTTTATTATGCGAATAATAAACAATTATGCAACATTTGTTAAACTATGTGTAAATGGATTTTTTTTAAATGCGTCCAGTATATCCGGATTAATACGATCACAACCTATACAATTATCCATATATTGTGGTACTTGTGCCATTTTTCCATATGTTTGAACAGAAGGACCATTTGGTATAACCGATTGAGGAGCCCACAACCTATTATTGTTACGATCCGAATCTAATTTAGACATTGAAACATTCATTTGCGAATTATGATGTTTTGCATTACCTTGATTTACACGTCCGGTAATACTTTTCTCTTTTGCTTCGCTATTTGTCTGTCTATAAACTGAATCATATTGTCTTACACCGTGTTTTGACGACATACCCATAAAATTATTATGATTAACAGTGTCTCTTTGACAATCAAATGATTGTTGTTCTGAAACCAAATATGCAGCATTTTCAGTTTGATTTCCAATATAAGTATTTGGTTGAAACAATGTTGTTTCCTTTATTGTTGTATTTGGTATATCTCCTGGTGTTGATACATAATTACTAGGCGTTTCTCCAACAATATTACCATAAATACGCATATTACATGAATATTCTTCTTTTCTTGATGGTTTTAATATATCCATAATTGGGGCAATTACAGCACCAACCGCTTTTGAAAATCCAGAACCAAAAGTATTAGCTTGTGGATTAACTGAACGATTATTTTCATAATTCGTGTGACTGTTATGTCGATTATCTATTGCTTTATGTTCCAACGGAGCACTACGTGAACCAGAATGTCCTATATCATATCCATTTAATTGTGTTCTTTTCGATTCTTCGTGTGTTGTTGGAACATAACTTGCTGTCTTAAGAACCGCATTTGGAGTACCGTGTTGATAGTTGCTCGTTTCATTTCTAGTTGACGGTTTTACAATATAATCAGGCACCAATTGTCCCGCCTTTTCAGCCCCAGTTGTTGTTAACCAACGATCTTGTGTATTAATAAAAAATGTGTCAGGTCTATACTTTTCAATCTTACCTTCAATTCCAATATTTTTTATTACGGATTGTGCAGGTCCCTGTAATCCATTTAAATCATATTCTTGTTTTGGATTTGTTGAAACACGAAGTTCATCAACCGTTTTTGGTAACCATTTATCACGTGCTTCCATTCCAGAATTAAAACCCAAACTTCCTTCTGTTGAATATCCTTTATCTAAACCTGGACCAACACGAATTGATTCAAATGGTTTAACCATATTGTTTTTATTTACCGGATTTTGTCGCGATTGATAAAAATCACTCATAATTGGCATACCATATGTCCACTGTACGTTATCTTGGGGTTTAAATAGCGGCGCTTGTTCTATTTTTTTAATTATTTGAGAACCATTTCCTACATAATTATCTAAAATTGTTTCAGCATTATTATTATTATATATTTGCCCTTTTGGTTTACCTCCATTAAACGGCACCATATTATTATGTGTAAACATTTTTGTATCCATATAATTTCCAGTTAAAGAATACATTTGTTGAATATTATTACTTATTGGTGTTCCATTAATTTCTTTTTGTTGATATTCATTTTGGTTAAAATACTTATCTGTGACTGTGTTTGGATTTGGATATTCTTGAACATTATCAATTAGTTCTTTATTATTCATTATTGGATAATTCTGTGGAGGAATATTTGTATTCGGTAAATAATTGCTAAATTTCGAGTCTGGCGTTTTTTCTTGTAAATTACTTCTAATTCCCATATTATTAAACGGATCTGTCTTTCTTTTTAATCCTTCTTTATTTTTTGTTTGATTTGATATAACATACATTCCACCTAATGCAACTAATGGTATAGCTAATTCCATATTATTATATACATATAAAACATTTTAAATATATAATTTTAAAATATAAATATATAAAGATATATTTATTATTATAAATGTATAAACAATATACAATTGCTTTACTTTCTATAACAAATTTTATTACACTATTCTGTTATTATAATGAATATAAATATAAAAATGAGTATAAACTAAAATTAAAGGGTAATTATAATAAATATGACGATTTATTAACACAATATTATAAATCAAAAAAAGATCTTGAAGAATTAACAATAAAAATGAAAAAGAATGATTATTCTGATATTGATATTGATAAATACATTGATTTAGGTTGTGAAAAATGTCAAAATGATCAAAGTCTTAATCCTTATATGCGTATGTCTGTAAATAAGACATTTCGTTGTTGTGAAACTTGTTTACGTTGCCATAATTGTGGTGAAAATAAATGTAAAAAAGTATAATTGTAAATAATATAAAGATATAAAGATATATATATTATTATAAATGTATAAACAAACCACTATTTTATTATCATTAACAAATATAACTGGGTTGTTATATTATAATAATAAATGTTCAGCAAATAAATATTATAAAGAGGAATTGAATACAAAAAATGAAATGATTAATAAATTACAAACACAATATATTACATCACAAGAACAGTTAAATATAAAAAATAAAATAATTGATAAATTACAAACACAATATATTACATTACAAGAAAATCTTGAAAAATTAGTAATAAAAATAAAAAATAATGATGTAGCTGATATTGATAAGTATATTAATTATAAATGTCCAAAATGTTATAACATTTGGACAGATGTGGACAATTAGATATGGGGGACATATTCTTGTTGTGAAACTTGTTTTCGTTGTAGAAAATGCGGTGATAAAAAATATTAAATATTATACTTTTTTACAATTACTTTTACATATATTTGTTCCCACACTATTTTTTCCATTATATTGAACATTATAAGCATCAGTTGGAACTGTATAAAATTGATTATTATCAGGAACACAATCATACTCCCTTTTAAAACTATCTTTCTCTAAAATTCTTGTACTTGTATAATTTTGAAATGACATTTCTGTATTTGCTTGAGGGTTTTTTGGTAAAATATATGCGTGATTTTGTTGTAAATCTCTTGCTGTCCACGCTGGCATTATTGCTCTACTTTGTTCAGTTGTTAGTGTCTCACATACTGGATAATCTATTGGAGAAGCATATATTGTTTGACGTTTAAACTTTGACTGGTCTATACAATCTCTTGATAGTTGACGATCTATTCCTAAAAGCGAACTTTGAATATCTATACTTTGTGTCCATAAATTTCCTCCCCATTTTTGAGGAATTATATAAGGGTCTAACATAAAACAAGGCTTATCTCCATTACCTGGCACATCTAAATACCATCTTTCTTGATCCGTTTGTTGTTGTAATTGTTTTATTATTCTTGCTTCATCATCATGAAATCTTGTAAAAGCCATTATATATACTTTTTATAATAAAATACTTTTTATTATAAAATACTTTTTATATAATATGTTTGGGTTAAACCTTTTCTCTTTCGCGAGCATTTGCTAAACTTCCACCACAAGGATGCATATTTATATATATTAAGAAAATAAATTCGTTCTGGTTAGCGTTAATAACAAATTATAACTTGAAGATATACTGCTATCTCCAGCAAAATATATTCTCATTTCAAATGGGAAATTAGCAGTTCCAGTATTATATAATGCTGCTAAATCAACATAGTCTGTCCAATTAATAGGAATATATGGACCATTACCAGCACCATATCCTAAATCTTTTCGGTCAATGGAAAATGGAGTATTAAGATTATAAGTAATTGGAGTATAAACATTTGAAGAAGCATCTATAAAATCAATATATATACCCATTCCTTTATCGCTCATAGGTGAAACTTGAAACATATTAAAAGCAAAATCTATTTTCCAATTAGTAGAAGTTAAAGGTAAACTCATTGGAGATATTGATACGAATTGTTGAGGAATAGCAAATTCTCTTTGTAAAATCAAATCGAAATTTTGACCTCCAATATAATAACTAAAACTATCTGTTCTTTGTCTTGTAAAAGATATAGGCATAGAAAACCCAAATGAATTTACATTAGGAACATCTAAATTAATATTATACAATTGATTACTTGTCAGTGTAATGCTATTTTCACTCTCCAAATCTAAACTTCCCAAAGCATCTAATTCTAAATTTCCAGCAGAATTAATAGCCAAAGTATTATTATTATCATTTGAAATAGTTGTTTGAATAGTTTCAGTTGAAGTGAATTGAATACCGTAAAGCCCTAATGGATTTGCTCCTATTTTTGCTTCGCTATGACTTGGTGGTGGTGCTAAAGTTGAATCGTAATCTTGAATTTGTATAGCATCATTAAAGTTACAAGTTGTAGTATTAGAAGGAACTGTTAGTGCTCCTAAACCAGTTGGCAAATATGTTAA